ATGAGGACTCGCAAAACTAATAGCAACGATCGAGCAACATATAAGTATACAAGTTGTGTTCGTAATGAAGATGGTAGTTATAGTGAAGAAACTATCGAAATCAAGCCGGGCGAAAATGGTGTCACTCAAGCGGATATTAAAATGCTTCACTCAATGGATGACAGTGAGGTTTACTACAACAATAAGAACCTGCGTCCAGGTAGAACTGCTGAAGAAAAAGCTGAGATTAGGGCGTGGAAAGAAGAATATATCCGGCGTTTTAATCTTAAGCACGGTTATGAGCCTAACAAGGATGATGTTGAGTATGCTGCTGAAGAGCATTTTCCACGTAACTATAATCTTTCGCTTGACTTCGATGCAGATGGTGAGCTTGAAGTAGATAAAAGTCATCTTGCTGAAGCTCTCAGTACTACTGATGATTATGGTTTTATTACCAACGATTATGGTTTTGAAATGTCAGAGAGAACAGAATCTATGCTTTCAGTGCTGACAGATAAGCAGAGTCAAGTAGTAAAACTGATGTTTGTTGAAGGATACACTCAATCAGAGATTGCGAGCATGCTTGGTATTTCGTCTGCTGGCGTGAAAAAGCATTTGGATAAGGCTCTCGAAAAGCTTAGAAAAACGCGTTAAAAAATTCTAGAAATTTTTTAGGAGGAGGTTAAAAACTCCTCCTTTTTCTTTGCCTGTGATGTGTAAGGAAGAAACCCCTTACAGAAAGGAGGCAAAACTCGTGAAACACAAGATCGTTATTAACGTCACCGGTGAAAACGGTGAGAAGAAACAGGTTCTACGTGGAGCTGTGATGCGATTACCTAAGCGTTTTATCCGCTGGCTGTTTGGTGATTACTCGCAAGTCTACCTATTAGATCCCGGAAAGAGCGTTCAGTCAGTTGATGTCAAAGAAGTTTAAGGAGGAAAACCGTGAACAAGGAAATATTGAGAGAAGTCATCAAAGACTTGGAAAACTTAACAGCTCATCTTAAAGCACTATTTGATGATGCTGGTGCTTCTGGTGCTGGTTGTAAAGAAACAGCTCTTAATAATAAGGAGTCTGTTAAAAAGGTGAGTTTAGAGGATGTGCGAGCGGTTTTAGCAAAGCTTAGCCAGATGGGAAAGACAGCTGATGTGAAGAAACTCATCGTTAAGCACGGTGCGCAAAAGCTATCGGATGTTCCTGAAAGCGAGTATGAGAGCCTATTGCATGAAGCGGAGGGAATTAAAGGTGACTAAGCATGCTTTACTTTCACCGTCTTCTGCTCACAGGTGGATTAAGTGTACTCCTAGTGCTGTTTTAGAAGAAAAGTTTGAAAACACTACTTCTGCTGCAGCAAAGGAAGGAACGGCAGCACACGCGTGGTGTGAGTACAAGCTGAATAAGTTTCTTAACCGTCCGTGTGAAAAACCGTTAACCGAGTATGACTCAAGTGAGATGCAGGAATGCTCGGATGCTTACGTGGATTTCGTGTTGGAAAAATACGAGCAGGCAAAACTTAACTGTCAAGATCCTATTATTCTCATCGAGCAGAAAGTTGATTTTTCAGCTTACGTGCCGGACGGGTTTGGTACAGCGGACTGCATTATTGTAGGCGAAAAAACTCTGCAGGTTATCGACTTTAAGTACGGTCAAGGCGTGCTGGTTGATGCTTACGAGAATCCTCAGATGAAATGCTACGCTCTTGGAGCTTTAACGCTTTTCGACAGCTTGTACGAGATTCAAACTGTTGAGATGAGTATTTTTCAGCCAAGACGTGACAACGTATCAACTTTCACACTACCTGTCGCGGAGCTTATTTCTTGGGCTGAAAGCGTGCTTAAACCTAAAGCAGAGCTTGCTATTAAAGGCGAAGGCGAATTTGAAGCCGGAGACTGGTGCAGATTTTGCAGAGCAAAAGCCACGTGCCGTAAACGTGCGGAAGAAAACCTTAAACTTGCAGAACTTGAGTTCAAAGAGCCATCTGTTTTAACAGATAGTGAGATTGAAGAAGTGCTCACGCTTATCCCACAGTTAACAAAGTGGGCTGATGATGTTTTAGCTTACGCCACAGATTCCGCTATAAACCATGGTAAAGAGTGGTCTGGTTTCAAACTCGTAGAAGGCAGATCAGTTCGCAAGTTTAAGGACGAGACAGCTGTTATTGAGAAAGCAAAAGCTCATGGCTTTACCGACATTTTCAAAACTAGTCTTATCGGTTTAACAGAAATGCAAAAGCTGATGGGCAAGAAAAAATTTGAGGATATTCTGGGCGACCTCATTATAAAACCGTCCGGAAAACTTACGCTCGTACCAGACTCGGATAAGCGGGCAAAAGTTAACGTAACAAATGTAAACCAAGAATTCAAAAAGGAGAATTAGTACTATGTCTAAATTAAATAACACGAAAGTTATCACCGGTAAAAACACGCGTCTTTCCTATTTCAACGGTTGGGAGCCAAAATCTATTAACGGCGGCCCTGAAAAATACAGTGTTTCACTGCTTATCCCTAAAAGTGATGTTGAAACGATTACGGCTATTGAGAAAGCTATTGATGCTGCGATTGAGGAAGGTGTCGGCAAGTTCGGCGGTAAAAAACCAAACAAGGCTGCTCTTAAAACACCACTGAGGGACGGGGATATTGAGCGTGATGATGAAGCGTATAAAGGACATTATTTTATTAACGCGAACTCAACCACGGCTCCGCAGATTGTAGACAAGCAGGTAAAACCAATCATGGATCGCAGTGAAGTGTATTCAGGCTGCTATGCGAGGGTTTCCATCAACTTTTACGCGTTTAACTCTAACGGTAATAAGGGAGTTGCTTGCGGTCTTGGCAATATTCAAAAGATTCGAGACGGTGAGCCACTCGGCGGACGTAGTCTCGCAACCGATGATTTTACGACTTTAGAAGATGATGATTTTCTAGCATAAGGAGCGTGAGTTAATTATGGAAATTGTTATAGCGGTTTTTATTTCAGTGTTTATAGGAGTATTACTTCTTGATTTCACGGTAAAGAAACTCGTGAGTCTTTACGTTGATATTAAACACATTCTAAATAGGAATTAGAAGATTCCTGAAAATAGGATTTAGAAGATTCTATAAGTGGGGTGGCAGGTTTTCTGTCACCTCTTTTATTAACTTGGAGGTGATGTAATTTGGAAAATTTGAGTGTGGATTTGGAAACGTTTTCGAGTGTAAATCTTGGTAAATGTGGGGTTTACAAGTATGCAGAATCGGATGATTTTGAGATACTGCTTTTTGGCTACAGTGTGGACGGTAGTGAAGTTAAAGTCGTTGATTTAGCGCAAGGTGAAACCATACCCGAGGTTGTGCTTTCCGCTTTAACAGATGAAACAGTAACCAAGTGGGCGTTTAACGCTCAGTTTGAAAGAGTCTGCTTATCACGCTACCTGCGAGATAAAGGCATCAATGTTAACCCTGGTCAGACAGTGAAAAGTGAAGGCTTGTTTTTAAACCCAAGCTCCTGGCATTGCACAATGATCTGGTCAGCCACACTGGGGCTTCCCATGTCTTTGGAAAGCGTGGGAGCAGTACTGGGGCTTGATAAGCAGAAACTCACTGAAGGTAAGAATCTTATTAAATACTTCTGCCTACCGTGTAATCCTACGAAAGTAAACGGTGGAAGAACAAGAAACAAGTATTTTCACGATAAGGAAAAGTGGGAGCTGTTTAAATCGTATAACAAGCGTGATGTGGAAGTTGAGATGAGTATTCAAGAAAAGCTCTCACGCTTTCCCGTGCCAGACTTTTTATGGCAGGAGTTTTATCTCGACCAAACTATTAACGATCGTGGGATTGAAATAGATTCTCTTTTCGTTGATTCAGCTATAAAACTCGACCAGGAGGTGAAAACGCATCTCGTGAGTGAGATTAAACATGTTACAGGTTTAGAAAACCCGAATTCAGTGTTACAAATGCGCTCTTGGCTTAAAAAGCATGGTCTTGAAATGGAGTCGCTTGGTAAAAAAGAAGTCGCTAAAGAGCTTAAAACAGTGGGTAAAGAGTTGGCGGAAGTGTTGCGGCTTCGTCAGCAGCTTGCTAAATCATCGGTGAAAAAGTATACGGTGATGAAAAACGCTGCATGCATGGATTATCGGGAGCGTGGCATGTTTCGCTTCTATGGTGCAAACCGTACAGGAAGGTTTGCGGGAAGGCTCGTGCAATTACAAAACCTGCCACAAAACCATTTTCCTGATCTAGCGGAGGCTAGAAGTCTTGTTAAACAAGGAAATGTTGAAGCGTTGGAAATGCTTTATGAGGATATTCCGGATACTTTATCCCAGCTTATTCGCACTGCTTTTATTCCACGCACGGGATTTAAGTTTATTGTCGCGGACTTTTCAGCAATCGAAGCTAGAGTCCTTGCCTGGCTTGCAGGTGAAAAATGGCGTATGCGAGTATTCGCGGAAGGTAAAGACATCTACTGCTCGTCAGCCTCTCAAATGTTTGGCGTACCTGTTGAAAAACACGGAGTAAACGGGCACCTGCGGCAGAAAGGTAAGATAGCGGAACTTGCTTGTATTGCTGAAGGTGAACTTGTACTCACAGATGAAGGGCTTGTTCCAATTGAAGAAGTCACTACAAAACAAAAAGTGTGGGACGGAGAAAACTGGGTCAACCATAACGGAGTTGTTTTTAAGGGTGTAAAGGAGGTAATCGAGTATGAAGGACTTAGAGCAACACCAGACCATCTCGTCTGGGTTAAAGGGAAACCGAAGCCAATACGGTTTATTGAATCCGCCATCTGCAAAACACATCTCATACAAACCGGAGATGGTCGGAGAACAATACGGCTGGGTGAAAATCATAAGTGCAGAGAAACACTGGAATCAAAAGCAAAACCACTGTTATGTATTGACACAATGCGTAGGGTGCGGAAGCGTTCAATGGCAGGACTTAAACAGTCTAAAGTCGGGCAAATCAAAAGGGTGTCAAGCTTGCTCGCAGCCGAAACAAATACCAATATGGTTAGAAAAGCGGCTAAGTGCTGCGAAACAGCGATGCATCAATCCAAGAGATCCAAATTACAAAAACTATGGTGCAAGAGGGATAAAGTGGTGCTTCCATTCTGTTTTAGAAGCAGGCTTGTGGATTTTACAAGAGGTAGACAATGTGCGAAAAGACTGGGAATTAGATCGGATAAATACAAACGGCAACTACGAAAAAGGAAATATCCGCTTTGTTCCAAGAATAGTCAATCAAAACAACAAGCAGAACGCTATCCTAACACGGTGGGAGCAACAATATTGGCCATACGCAAGATCGGTAGTTACAAGAATGCTATCGAAAGGAATGGGCAGAGAAGAAATCATATCAAGAGCAAATACAGCTGTAGAACAACACAGAAAAAACTGGCGTTTAATCGAAGCAAGGCTCGAGTTTATGACATACGAAATGCCGGACCAAATCATCGTTTTACCGTATCGGGGAAGCTCGTGCATAACTGTGGCTACGGTGGTGCAGTAGGAGCATTAAAGGCAATGGGTGCTCTTGATATGGGTTTACATGAAGATGGTTTGCAACAGTTGGTTAATGATTGGAGATCTGCTAATCCGCATATTGTTTCATTGTGGTGGGATGTGGACAGAGCGGTAAAACAGTGTGTGCGCGAACACGTATCTGTGCGAACACACAATATTGTGTTCACTTATAAGAGTGGGTTTCTTATCATCGAACTGCCTTCGAAAAGATGCCTTTACTATGTGAAGCCACGTGTGGAAGAAAACAAGTATGGTGGTGAATCAGTCACCTATGAGGGTGTGGGGTCTACTAAAAAATGGGAGCGGCTGGAAAGCTACGGTCCTAAATTTGTGGAAAACATTACGCAAGCTATAGCTCGTGACATTCTCATCTATGCTATGCAAACGCTGAAAGAATATCGCATCGTCGCGCACGTGCATGATGAAGCCATTATCGAAACCGATAAGAATGTGAGTGTTCAAAGCGTGTGTGAGCTCATGGGAAGAACACCACCTTGGGCGGAAGGGCTTGTTTTACGAGCTGACGGCTACGAGTGCGAGTTTTACAAAAAAGATTAAAAAAATTTTAGGAGCAGGGTTAAAAACCTGCTCTTTTTCTTTGCCTGTGATTTAGAAGGCAATACCGCCTTCAAAAAGAACGTAAAAGGATACGCGAATGACTATTAAAAACAATATTAGTAAGCAAAAACGTGGCGTTAAAGGAGACTAAAAGTGGGTAAGTCTTATAAAAAGCATTTAGAAACAACACCGAACTTTAAGCCTATCGTCTACATTTGTGCTCCCTACCGTGGAGATAAGGAGAAAAACGTTGAGCACGCTATCCGGTGTGCGGCTTACGCGTATTCACGCGGAGCAATCCCTATCACTCCACACCTGCTTTTCCCGTTCATGGATGATGAGAATCAAAAGCATAGAGGGGATGCGATGTTTATGGACATTATCCTCTTAGGCAAGTGCAACGAGCTGTGGGTGTTCGGGGAGAAAATCACAGGCGGCATGCAAGTAGAAATCAATCTGGCAGAAAAACGCAGGCAGCCGATTAAGTATTTTACGGATAAGGATTTAGGGGGTGAATATTGATGCTTGAATGCAAAATTTATACAGCTTCCTGTGTGGGAAACAGTAGTAACTGCTTGTATCCTGACGAAATAAAAGTCTGTGATCGAGATAGCTTTAATAAGGCTATCTCTTTTGACCATGTCACAGCACAATTTACTAACAGTTATAGGTCTAAAGATAATTTTCTCTCATCTACCTGTATTCCGATGGACTGTGATAACGACCATTCTGATGTTGGTAAAGACTGGGTGACGCCTTTTGATGTTGCTTTAGCGTTTCCGAACGTGTGCTTTTACGCGTCTTATAGTAGAAACCACATGAAAGACAAGCATGGGAAGTGTGCAAGGCCACGTTTTCACGTGTATTTTCCAATTGAAGAAGTAAGCGATGCTAAAGCTTATGTGGAGCTTAAAACAAGGATTCAATCAGTATTCCCGTATTTTGACAGTAACGCTCTTGATGCGGCACGTTTTCTCTACGGTGTTAAAACTCCGCAGGTAGAACTTTACGAGGGTGAAAAAACAATTACTGATTTTCTCTCGGAAGAAGATTTCAGTGAATTTGATGCAGGAACAGAAGAAATACCATCAGGGCAGAGAAACTCTAGGCTTAGTCATATTGCAGGAAAACTCATCAAACGTTATGGTGCGACAGATGAAACACATGAGAAGTTTTTGAGTGAAGCAGAACGGTGCAATCCTCCTTTGCCTGACGCAGAATTATCTAAAATCTGGTATTCGGCTAAAAAGTTCGGGCTTAAAGTAGCAAGTCAAGAAGGTTATATTCCGCCTAGCGAGTATGGCAAAAGCTATGAGGAGTATAAGCCTGATGATTTAACAGATATTGCGATGGCTGAGGTTTTTGCCAAACATAACAAGAATAAGGCTGTTTATACGATGTCTGCCGGCTGGCTTTACTGGACGGGCAAGAAGTGGGAAGCGTCTGAGCTTAAAGTTATGAAACTTTACATGCTTATTGCTAAAAAGGTTTTGAAGAATGCCGGTGTTGAGTTTAAGACAGCTTACGAACAGTTCATTCAAGCTGAATCATCAGGTGATAAAGAGCAGGCGGATAAAGCAAAGAGTGAAGTGAATCGAGCAAAGCAGTATCTTTCGTTTGCTAAGAAGATGAATGATCACAGTAAAGTGTCCGGGATATTAAAGCTTGCTAAATCCATGCTGGAAGTTGCAAACGAAGAACTGGATCGTGATGCTTTCATTCTAAACACGCCTTGCGGAATCGTGGATTTAAAGACAGGCATGCTAAAAGCACATGATCCGTGTTTGTACTGTACGAAAATGACCGCTGTTTGTCCTTCACAGGAGAACATGGGATTGTGGCAGACAACGCTTGATATGGTTACCGCAGGTGATAAAGAGTTTCAGACATTTCTTCAAAGCCATGCGGGTAGTACGCTTATAGGTCAAGTGTTTGAAGAATCGCTTTTGCTAGTGTACGGGTCAGGCGGTAACGGTAAGTCGACCGTGTTTAATGCGGAAGCACATGTGCTTGGAGATTATGCGGGGAAAATACCTGCGGAGTCTTTAACCACTCGGGCTAAAAACGTGAAGGTGGATTTAGCGGAGCTTTGCGGTAAAAGGTTTATTCTTGCCTCTGAAACCGAGGAAGGACAAAGGCTTTCTATTTCCATGCTGAAACAGATAGCAAGCGTGGATGATATTTCAGCTGAGAGGAAATATTATGCTCCTTTTACGTTTACACCAAGCCACTCAACTATTCTCTACACGAACCATCTGCCGAAAGTCGGTTCGAACGATAAGGGAACGTGGCGGAGAATCTTTGTTGCACCGTTTACGAAAGAAATCAAGAATCCGAAAACAGACTATGTTGATGAACTTTTGCGAAAAGCAGGTGGTGCAATACTTCAATGGATGATTGAAGGAGCCAAGCTTTATATCCAAAACAGTTATAAATTCCCTACTTGTAAGGTGGTAGAGCAGGCTAAGGACGCTTATCGGGCTGAAAACGACTGGATAGGCCATTTCATCACTGATTATTGCATTAAGGGCGTGAATGAAACGGAGATGAGTAGGAGTCTTTACTTGTCTTACCGTCAGTGGGCAAATCTTAATGGTGAATATGTTAGAAACGATAGGGATTTTTCTAAGGCTTTACTGTTAGCGGGTTATAGCAAAAAACGGACGGGTAAAGGGTATCAGTGGTGTGGGCTTTCCATTAATCCTAATTTGCAGGCACAGGAGGATTTTCTTTGATGGAAAACACGGTAAAACTGAAAGATACTTCCTGAAAAATGTATTGGCGTGTAGGCAAATGTTTTACATGGTAAAAACCGGGTTCAGAGAAAAATGCTCTATGAGATTTTTTCATACACGAAAATAGGCGTTGCCTACACGCTACCATGCACGTTTTCAAGAAAGAAAAGCCTGATAAATAGGGGTTTTGTATTGTAGTGTACCCTTTTTCTTTACTTTTTATATAAGAAGAAAAAATAAAAGAAATATAAGTGTATATAGAGAAAAGTAAAAGATGGGTCTAAAGCATACATGGCTACACAAATAACATTCGCCTGATGTAAACGGGCAAAACCAACGAATGAAACAACACTATCCAATAAATGAAAAATAAGATTTGAGAAAGGTGGAATAAACCATGATTAACAAAAATGAGAGAACAGTAGAAACCTACAAGCAAGCAGGAGCAACAATGCGACTGACTAAGAGTCTGATTAGCCAATTAGTGGTCGATATTAGCCCGGTGCTTTTAGCGAAAGATCAAGACAGACTGCTAAAAGCCATGAACATGATTGATGAAGTATCCTCACACGCTGAGGACAACATGTTCAAAGATCACCCACAATTAAACAATCACTATATTGACGTGTTTTACGGCGATGTTTCCGATGAGCCGAGAAACGAAGTTGATAAGAAAATAATCGAGATGGCAAAAGAGGTATCTGATGGGCTTTTTACGAGAAAAGGAAACTGAGCGAAAACTCGTCCGTGATGTTAAAGCTTCGGGAGGGCTTTGTTTAAAGCTTACAAGTCCTTCCGTTGACGGGCTTCCTGACAGGCTGGTTTTACTTAACGGCGGGAAGATTGGTTTTGTGGAGCTTAAAGCACCGGGTAAAAAGCCTAGAGTTTTACAGGTGAAACGGATGAAGGATTTACAGGCTTTAGGTTTTAAGGTTTTCGTGGTTGATGACAGGAGTCAGATTGGAGGTGTGATTGATGCGATACGAGCCACATGAGTATCAAAAGTATGCGACTGATTTTATTATCACACACCCAGCGTCAGCGGTTTTGCTTGAAATGGGACTTGGTAAGAGTGTGATAAGTCTTACAGCAATTAACGACCTGATGCTTGACTCATTTGATGTTTCCAGGACTCTTGTTATCGCTCCTCTTAGGGTTGCAAACACTACGTGGCCTTTAGAGTTAGAAAAGTGGGAGCATTTAAAACACTTGACTTATTCTGTGGTAACAGGCAGTGAGAAGGAGCGGATTCAAGCACTAAAAACGCCTGCTCACGTTTATATTATTAACCGTGAAAACGTGGAGTGGCTGATAATGAAAAGCGGCCTACCGTTTAATTTTGACATGGTTGTGATAGATGAGCTTTCAAGTTTTAAATCATATCAGGCGAAACGTTTTAAAGCATTACTGAAGGCTAGGCCGAAAGTTAAAAGGATTGTAGGTCTTACGGGAACTCCTTCTTCTAACGGGCTTATGGATTTGTGGGCTGAGTTTAGACTGCTTGATATGGGTGAAAGACTAGGCCGTTATATTACGTATTATCGGCAGAACTTTTTTAATCCTGATAAGCGTAACCAGCACATGGTTTTTTCTTATAAGCCTAAAGATGGTGCTGAGAGTTTAATCTATAAGCAGATAGCTGATATTACGATTTCGATGAAGTCGAAAGACTATTTGAAAATGCCGGCGTGTGTGATAAACGAGGTGAAAGTAGAGTTATCCGGTAATGAGCGAAAACTCTATGATGAGCTGAAACAGGATATGGTGGTGTCGTTGGAGGGTAAAGAGATTGATGCGATTAACGCAGCGTCTCTTTCAAATAAGCTTCTTCAAATGGCAGGCGGCGCGGTTTATAACGAGAAAAAAGAAAGCGTTCATATTCATGATCGTAAGCTTGATGCTTTAGAGGATTTAATTGAGGCTGCTAACGGTAAACCGGTGCTTGTAGCTTACTGGTTTAAGCATGATCTTGAGCGGATTAAGAAACGTTTTAACGTGCGTGAGATTAAAACGAGTGCTGATATTGCTGACTGGAATGCCGGCATGATTCCTGTAGCATTGATTCACCCGGCTTCCGCAGGTCATGGTCTTAACCTACAGGCTGGCGGTTCAACTCTTATCTGGTTTTCCCTGACTTGGAGTTTGGAACTTTACCAGCAAACGAACGCTAGGCTTAACCGTCAGGGGCAAACCGGCACGGTTGTAATCCATCACATCATCACTAAGAACACGATTGATGAGGATGTGATGAGGGCTTTAAGCATGAAGGCTAAAGTGCAGGATGCTTTAATCGAGTCGGTTAAAGCAAGACTATCAATTAATGAAGTGAGGGAAAGGGGTTCTAGAGAGAACTTACCTCAAAATGGAGGTAAGAATGAACAAAAAAGAATACTTACGGCAAGCCTATCTTCTTGATAAACGAATTAAGGCTGACATGGATGAAGTAGTAAGACTGCGTGAGCTTGCTACAAGTGTTTCTTCATTAAGATACGACCGAGAGTATGTGCAGACGACTCGAAGCGTGGAAGCTCCGTTTGTGAAAGCTCTTATAAGGGTTATGGATTTAGAAGCCAAGATTAACACGGAGATCACGCTGCTTATCAGTTTGAAAGAGCAGATTTTGGACGTGATTTCTAAACTTGAAAGCGTGGATGAGCAGATGATTTTACGCTACCGTTACATGAGTAACATGACGTGGGAGGATATTGGTAAAGAACTCCATGCTAGCAGAATGACGATTATAAGATGGCATGGTAAAGCATTAGAGCACATGGTTTTACCAGATAATCTAATCCAAATCTAAAAAATGGTACGGTTTGGTACGCTCTGATACGAGATGACACTGCCTTCTATATGGTATTATAAACTTAGCAAAAATTATAAATACTAAGCCTTGGAAGAGTAATCTTTCAGGGCTTTTTTCATGCCTAAAAGGAGGGCACAACATGGATCAGATGGTATTACTAACACAGCAATGGTTAAACAAAACCTATGGTGATAAGCCTGGGTTTGGTTCAGTTATTACTGATGGGAATACTGGTTGGGATACAATTAATGGGCTTATTCGTGCTTTGCAGATTGAGCTTGGTATAACAGAAACGGCAAATAATTTTGGGAAAGGTACTCAGTCACGATTTAAGAAGCGCTGGCCAAATGGTATTGATCAGACAGATGAAAGTAATAATATTCATGGAATTATTCAGGGTGCTCTTTGGTGCAAAGGGTATGAGGCTGAATATGGAGGCATAACAGAAGAATTTACATATAATGTAGCAAACTCTATTTCTGATCTTAAAAGTGATATTGGTCTTTCAGATATTTCATCTACTGTGGATCTAGAACTAATGATGGTTCTTTTATCAATGAAACAATTCAAATTGTTATCGTTGTATGGAGGCAAAGAAGACATTCGTGTAACACAGCAGGCTGTTAACAGTAAATATAAGAATTATACTGGAATTATTCCAACAGACGGTCTGTATGGTCGTGAGATGAATACAGCATTGATTCAAGTGTTACAAGCTGTTGAAGGGTTTACTCCAGCTGAGGCTACTGGCAATTTTGGTAATGGCACACGATCACGTTTAAAGACAATTAGTGAGGGAACGAGTGAGTGGGTTTGGTTGGCAAGCGTAGCGCTCACATGTAATGGGTATTCGCTTACGCCAACTTCAACATGGAATAATGCAATAGTGTCGGCATTGTATAAGTTCCAAGCAGAGCATGTTATTCCTGTTACAGGTAAGGTTGATCCAACAACATGGATGAGCCTGTTAACTTCGAAAGGTGATCCTAATCGTTCTTGTGTAGCGTGTGATACACGTTTTGAGATTACTGACGAGTTTGCTGAGTGTTTGAAGGCTGATGGTTATAGGATTGTTGGTCGTTATTTGAGTGAACCTGATCAAAAAAACACTGCTGAAAAGGACTATTTTAAGGCATTGCGTACTGGAGAATTGGAAAGAATTGTGAGCCACGGTCTTCAATATTTCCCTATTTTTCAAGAGTATTCAACTGAATTACGTCATTTTACAGCAGAAAATGGAGCTCGTCATGCAAAAGAAGCGGTTGCTTCAGCTAAACGTCTTGGAGTTCCGCCAACAGTAATCTATTTTGCGGTTGATTATGATGCAACGAATCCGGAAATTAGTAGCAATATTTTGCCGTACTTCAAAGCTGTTAAAGAAAATATGCATGGTGGTTATCGGATTGGAATTTATGCATCTAGAAATATTTGTACTCGTGTTAGTAAAGCAGGATATGCGGTAGCATCATTTGTGTCTGATATGTCTACAGGTTTTAGTGGAAATCTAGGCTTTTCTATTCCAAGTAATTGGGCGTTTGATCAGTTCCATGAAATCCCTGGCTATAAAGGTAAATGGGATCTTGACAGAGTAGCATATTCTGGACGTTTTGGAGCGGTTGGAAGTGTAAATCATTCAACTGGCAATCCACAATCAAAGATTACTTATGTCGCTCCACCTAATCCAGATACGTCTCGTTTAACAAAAATTGAAAAAGTGATAGACCTCATTCAACAATTAGAAAGCGTGTATGATAAATGGCGAAAAGTATATCAAAAGTATGCGGTGGTTCTAGAGTATCATCCTTTAAGCGTGACTCAAGGTGTGATTAATTATCTAGCTAAGGCATATATGACGAATTGGAAATTTGCTATTGCTGGCGCGTTTGCAGATCCATTTTTCATAATATTCATGGAAAAAGAATATCCTGCATTAAAAGATAAGCTGGATACTTATATTGGTAATAAGCGTGACGAAGTTGCTGATATAAGTGGTGGTAAAAACGATATAGCACACTTTGCTTATACGCTTTATTGTTATGCTTATTCTAATTTAGCTCCAGATCATTGGACTGGTTGGGCAGGAGATCTTGCAACAGGCATGGATGACTTACATAAGTACCTGCAAAAGTATCCATCTCTTGATCGTATGAAAACAGCATATGCTCTTATTGGTTCAGACAGTAGTGCACAGTCAGAGTATTTTAAAGCAAATCATGTCAGTAATAAACTTGGTATTCGCTGCAATTTTACAGATTTTTGTGATGATGCAGACGCTATCTATTTAGGAATGAATCTACGTAATGCTAGTGATGAAAATTTGCATACTTTAAGCGATATGATGACAACTTATTATAGTAGTATTACTGCTCAAAAGAGATATACTGCTTATGCTCAAGATGGGTTAGATTTCAGTTCATTTAAAGCACTGGAAAATTCTATTAAGGCAAAAATGTATGGATGTCTGGAAAAAATTCTAGGATTTGGATTGCTGGCACGGCTTGCTGGCGAATCAACTGATGAAGAACGAGATGCATGCTGTATTGCTATGGCTCATTATTTGCTGGCAAAATCAAAATAATCATAGAGTTAAATTATTGAGATAACAGGTCACGGAGGTGATTGAGGGTGTCTTTATTCTCAATCACCTTTGTGCTTTTGGTTTCTTCTTCGTAAAAACTCTTTAACAATGATTGGAATTATAGTTGGGATACATTCAAGAGTAATAAAAAATGTAATGTACGTGCAAGTCCAGCTACTACCCAATTGCCGAGGAGACTCTTGTAATATCAATAAATCAATAGCAGGGGCGATAAGCGCGATAGCGATGGTTTTACAAACTCCTAAGTTTTCGAGTGTTTTTTGATTGACAACAATCGAGTAAAGAAGAATTTTTGTTAAACCAAGTGCATGAGCTATAACAATGAGTAAAAAGGGTGAGTCATAAACAATTTCCCAATCGAGTGATTTAAGAGAATTGATAATAAGTCCTAAAAGAGGGAGTAATAATGAAAAAAGGAATAATCGTATAGCTTGATATACAGATTTCTTCATAACTAACCTCCTTAAATTTATATAGTCAAGTGGATGCCTACTGTCATAGACAGACTATTTTTCACTTATTTTACGTTAATTTATCTTACTTGAAAAGGGAGGATGAGTCTTGCCGAGAAAACCTAAAAGACCGTGTTCTTATCAAGGCTGTCCGAACCTAACTGACGGCAGGTTTTGCGAGGAACATTTAAAACAAGAGAACCGACGCTACGAAAAATACGAGCGTCCTTATGATGCTCACAAGCGTTACGGCAGAGCGTGGCAGAAAGTGCGGGATTCTTATGTGAGAGAGCATCCTTTCTGTGAGCTTTGCTTTAAGAACCATATGCTTGTGCCTGTTGAGCAGGTTCATCATATTAAACCGATTGCTGAAGGTGGAACGCACGCTAGAGAGAATCTTATTTCTCTATGCAAATCCTGTCACTCTAAAATTCACGCTAAGCGTGGAGACCGCTGGCATAACAAATAAAAACCACCCCAGGGGCGGTCAAAATCTCTAAAAACCTATTCCCTGGGGAACGGGCGCAGGGTATTTTGCGTAAAAACAGCGAAATCAAAAGGGCAATAGGCAAAATCAAACACAAAAAATTTTTAGTAGTTAAAACTCACGTGGGAAGGAGGCGGAAAGTTTGCCTACAAAATCAAATAATATCGGCGGTCGTGGCGGCAGACGCGTGGGTGCCGGGCGTAAAAAGAAAGCGGTTGTTGAAAAAGCGAGTGAAGGAAACCCCGGTGGCAGGCCTTTAAGCGTGCTTGATATTCCGGAGCTTGAAGGTGCTGAAATGCCTCAGCCTCACGAGTTTTTATCCGCCACGCAAAAAGACGGCACTCAGCTTCAGGCTAAAGAAATTTTCGCTGAAACATGGAAGTGGCTAAAAGACATTGGTGTTAGCAGTAAAGTCCCATCTCCTCTTATTGAACGGTATGCGATGAGCTGTGCTCGTTGGATTCAATGTGAGGAAGTAACCAGTAAACTCGGGTTTCTTTCCAAGCATCCGACCACGGGTAAACCGATACCATCGCCTTTTATCAACATTGGTATTAACTACATGAATCAGGCGGTCAGGCTTTGGAATGAGATTTTCCAGATTGTGAAAGAAAACTGTTCGACTGAGTTTGATGGCGTTTCACCTCAAAACGATTTAATGGAACGCCTGCTTATTACACGTAAAAACATTTAGGAGAAAAATTATGATAGAAAAAGTAAACCCGTCACATGTCGACAAGATTGCGGATCGTATTGCTGGAGCAATTGTTGATCTTGCTTACAAGCTGGATGAGAATCCGAAGATTGCTGTTGAAGTGATGCTCGGGCATGGTAAGTGTGCCGTGTGCATTGAAAGCACGGTGATGTTTAAGTTTAAGGATATTAAAAATATTATCCACCGTTTAAGCCCTGGGAAAGTAAAGATTGATATTACGGTTGTGCCACAGGATAAGCATTTAAGCCGAAACCAGGATGGTATGGTTCGCTCGGGTGATAACGGGATTTTTAAAGGCATGCCACTAACAGGCGAGCAGAAGAACCTCTCGGCTATTGCCCGAAAGGTTTATGAAAAGTATCCGTATGACGGCAAGTATGTTCTTGATGGTGAAAAGCTTATCATCTGCCAGTCTCACGCTAAAAGAGAAGACTTATTGAAAGACTATCCGAATGCGTTTGTTAATCCTTTAGGCGACTGGACTGGTGGTATCAGCGTGGATACGGGAGCGGTTAACCGAAAACTCGGGTCAGACATGGCTGATGCTGTTACGGGCGGCGGTCTTCATGGTAAGGATCTTACGAAAGCTGACGTGTCGGTTAACATTTACGCGTTTTTGAAAGCGCAGGAAACCGGCCGGGTGGTTGAGTTTTCTTGTGCTATCGGGGACGAGATGGTTGATGGTAAACCGTATGCGCAGATTGTGGAAATTGCGAAAGATTATATTGACTCGGTGGGTGGTTTTGAAAAGCTGGCTTGCTGGGGTCTTTTCTGACGGGAGGAAAGCTTATGGAAAAAGAAATGCAGTATTATTTGGCTGACGTAAGTGAGCTTATCCCGTATGTGAGAAACGCTCGCACGCACTCTGAGGCGCAAGTAGCTCAGATAGCGGCAAGTATTCGCGAGTTTGGTTTTCTATCCCCAATTCTAGTGGCTGAGGATAATACGATTCTCGCAGGGCATGGCAGGCTTGCCGCGGCATTAAAACTGGGTCTTAAAAAAGTTCCGTGCGTGAAAGAAAATCATTTAACTGAAACACAAAAGCGTGCTTATATTATTGCGGATAATAAGCTTTCACTTAACGCAGGCTGGGACAGTGAGCTATTAGCTGTTGAGTTATCGGAGCTTGAAGGAGCTGATTTTAATCTTGATCTTCTCGGGTTTGACGAGGCGGAGCTTTCCAGTATTTTTGATGCTGATAAAGACGTGAGTGATGATGATTTTGATGTTGAAAAAGAGCTGGAAGAACCGTGTTTTTCTAAAACAGGTGACGTGTGGACGCTTGGCAGGCATCGTATTATTTGCGGTGATGCTACTAAGTTAGAAACATATAAGACGCTTCTTGAGAATACTAAAGTGAATCTGGTGGTTACTGATCCGCCTTATAACGTGAACTATGAGGGTTCTGCTGGGAAAATTAAAAACGATAATATGGAGAATGATAAGTTTTACCAGTTTCTTTTCAACTCGTTCGTGAACATGGAGCAGGCGATGGCAGATGATGCGTCTATCTACGTGTTTCATGCTGACACGGAGGGTTTGAATTTTAGAAAAGCATTCCAGGACGCGGGGTTTTATCTTTCAGGTTGTTGTATTTGGAAGAAACCGTCTCTGGTGTTGGGTAGAAGCCCTTACCAGTGGCAGCATGAACCGTGTTTGTATGGGTGGAAGAAAAAAGGTAAACACAAGTGGTACGCGGGTAGGAAAGAAACTTCAGTTTGGGAGTTTGAAAAGCCTAAGAAAAACGCTGATCATCCAACCATGAAACCAATAGCTCTTTTAGCGTATCCGATTAAAAACTCGAGTATGACGAACTCGCTTGTGTTAGATCCGTTTGCTGGAAGTGGTAGCACGCTTATAGCCTGCGAGCAGACGGGTAGAATCTGCTACGCTATCGAGCTTGACGAGAAATATTGTGACGTGATTGTGAAACGTTATATTGAGCAGGTTGGAAATGATAAGAGTGTGAAAGTTTTAAGAGGCGGTAAAGAATACTCGTTTACTGAAGTATGTACTAACAAGTAAGACTCGTATTTTATATGAAAAATAGTTTGCAAACGCTTGCTATAAACCTTCTTTAGAGTGATTTATATATGTACCCGAAAAAATCTAAAGGAGGAAAAATGGAATTAAAATACGGGTTAAAAGGAAAAGATAGGCAGCCGCTTATTAAAGCTATAGAGGATTCTACGGGAGTAAAGGCTGTTTACTTAAAAACTCCGAGTATGTCTTACAGGATAGGTGTTTTCAACATTAGTAAAGATGGTACGGTCACGTGTAGTAGTGAAGAGAACTTAGATGATTTGAAAAACATGTTAGACGCTGACTATGGTATAAGTCTTCCAGTCTGCGCGTGTGATGGTACGCAATGTTTTAGTGTTGAGTTTCCTAAAGATAAGGCTGATGTGGTAAAGCTTAGGAAAATTCTTGATAATAAGGGTGATCTTATTAAAAAAGCGTTAGGAGTGAACAGTCTTAATATTAAGGAAGAAGATGATAAGCTTATTTTTCCTTGGTTTGAGCAGGCTAACCAACCAGGCTTGGCATCCTATGCGAAGTTTATAAACAGTCTTTGTAAAATGAGCGTGGAAATTAAACGCGTTAATAATAGTAAGCATAAGCCGGTTAACGATAAGTATGCTTTCAGATGTTTTCTTCTTAGACTCGGGTTTATAGGAGACGAGTTTAAACAAGACAGGAAAATTATGCTTTCCCGTTTAGAAGGCTCCTGCGCTTTTAGAAACGGGGGTGAGCGTAATGCTGTATGCGAGTGAAGACCAGGCGTACGTGTTGAGTGAAGACTGTACTACAGGCTCTTTGGTTGAAGAAATTTTCGCGATTTTAGAGCAAGAGAACGAGGTTTTTGTAAAAGTATGTTTTACTGTAGTAGATGATTTTTGGGTGATTATTATTTCAGCATGATTTTAGAAACATTTTAACGGTTTTTAAGAGTAAAAAAATTAGCGAAAACTGGTGGGGAAAAACGTGTAAATACCCGGTGTTTCTTGGCTTAAAAGCTTGCTATTGCGCTCTTTTAGAGTGATATATAGTATCAGCAAAAACACGTGCGCAAAGGAGAAACTCATGAAAAAAGAAATTTTACAAAACCTCGCAAACGAAGTTAAAACATGCAGACGCTACACATTAAACGCAGTCAAAAAAGCTGAAGAAGGGAAAATTAGTTCGGCTATCAGCATGCTCGACATCGCGCAAACAGCAAAAACCTGCGCCAGTAAAGCTCACGAGGAGCTTTGGAAGGCAAGCGGAGGAAAACTAAACGATACGGAGTTTCAACTGTTTGCGGATGCTGAAACCTTGGACAAGGATATTCAAAAAGCTTATCAAGCGATTCAACAAGCAAGAAGCTAAAAGAAAGGGGGGATAGTCAGCCATAGGGTTGGAAGGCTGGAGAAAAATCGTGGAATTATCCGCGATTTTTTCTCGTTTACGGCTTGCTATTCTGTGCTTTTAGAGTGATATATAGTATCAGCAAAAAACACAGAAAAAGGAGAAAAAATCATGTGGGAACAAGATACGCTTAAAGTAGAAAATCAGGTTGTAAGCTACAGTATGAAGGTTTTTGAAGAGCCAAGCGAATATGGGATTAACCAGGGTCGAATTTCCAAGCTTACTTTGAAAAACAATAACAAGGTTATCGCAAACTACGATAGAGGCTGGGACATGATGCCAACAGGCAAGCTTGCAAACGAGGCTTTAGAAATGATCCTCGACGCTAGAAACTAAAAACTTTAAGTTTAGTTAAAAGTAGCAGGGCTTTGAGGCCCTGTTTCTCGTAGGAAAGATAAGGAAATGATGTGGACGCAAGTAAGCGTCTTTTTTTTTATGCCTAAAGAAAGGAGGAGCTTAAGTTGCAAGCGTACGAGGTTACTAAGTTTAAAAAAGAAGATTCAACGTATAGTAAGGATTTAGCGGATTATGCTGTAAGTTTTATCGAATGTTTAACACACACGAAAGGAACGTGGGCTGGTAAGCCTTTTAAGCTCCTTGACTGGCAGGAGCAGATTATTAGAGACTTGTTTGGCGTGGTTAAACCGAATGGTTACCGTCAGTTTAATACCGCGTATATTGAAATACCTAAGAAAATGGGTAAAAGTGAGCTTGCCGCGGCAGTGGCACTGCTTTTATGCTGTGGGGATAATGAGGAGCGTGCCGAGGTTTATGGTTGTGCGGCTGACCGTCAGCAGGCAACCATCGTGTTTGATGTGGCGGCTGACATGGTTAGAATGTGTCCGGCTCTTAATCGTAGGGTTAAAATTTTAGCTTCGCAAAAACGTATTATTTTCCTACCAACTAACAGTTTCTACCAAGTGTTGTCGGCTGAAGCGTACTCTAAACACGGTTTTAACATTCACGGTGTCGTGTTTGATGAGCTTCACACGCAGCCAAACCGTAAACTGTTTGACGTGATGACTAAAGGCTCCGGGGATGCTCGCATGCAGCCACTATATTTTCTGATTACCACGGCTGGTACGGATACGCATTCTATCTGCTATGAGACGCATCAGAAAGCAGTGGATATTATCGAGGGTAGGAAAATTGATCCAACTTTCTACCCCGTGATTTATGGTGCAAAAGATTCGGATGATTGGACGGATCCTAAGGTGTGGAAGAAAGCTAATCCTTCTCTTGGGGTGACGGTTCAAATGGAGAAAGTTAAAGCTGCTTTCGAGTCAGCCCGGCAAAATCCCGGTGAAGAGAATGCTTTCCGTCAGCTTCGTCTTAACCAGTGGGTGAAACAGTCTATTCGTTGGATGCCGATGGAAAAATGGGATGCTTGCGGTTTTCAGGTGAACGAGGAAGAACTAGAGGGCAGGGTCTGCTATGGGGGTCTTGACCTTTCAAGCACCACTGATCTTACGGCTTTTTCGCTTGTGTTTCCGCCTTTAGATGAGTCGGATAAGTTTCGTATCCTACCTTATTTTTGGGTGCCTGAAGAAACCTTGAGTTTGCGCGTGAAACGGGACCACGTGCCGTATGACGTGTGGGAAAAACAAGGGTTTATTAAGACTACGGAAGGAAACGTTGTTCACTATGGGTTTATTGAAAAATTCATCGAAACTTTAGGTGAACGTTTCAATATTCGTGAGATTGCTTTCGACCGTTGGGGTGCGGTGCAAATGGTGCAAAACCTTGAAAACATGGGGTTTACCGTGGTTCCGTTCGGACAAGGGTTCAAGGATATGAGTCCGCCTACCAAGGAGCTTATGAAGCTTGTGCTCGAGCAGAAAATCGCACACGCAGGGCATCCGGTGCTTCGCTGGAATATGGATAACATTTTCATCCGCACTGATCCTGCAGGAAACATTAAGGCAGATAAGGAAAAATCAACCGAGAAAATAGACGGTGCTATCGCAACCATTATGGCACTTGACCGTGCTATAAGATGCGGTAACGCGAACACTCAAAGCGTGTATGACGCTCGAGGAATCCTATTCATGTAAAGAGGTGGGTCGTGAATATTTTTAGTAAGATTTTTAAGAGTAGGGATAAGCCTGAGAATCGTTTTAACTTGAATGCTCAAAGGTTTATTAGTGGCATGTCTTCTTCTGGTAAGAGGGTGAATGAGCGTTCGGCGATGCAGATGACGGCAGTTTACTCGTGTGTGCGTATCCTGTCTGAAGCGGTGGCGAGTCTGCCGCTTCACGTGTATGAGCGGACGAGTACGGGTACGGCTAAAGCGATTAAACATCCTTTATATAAGGTGCTTCATGATGAGCCGAATCTTGAAATGACAAGCTTCGTGTTTAGAGAAACCTTGATGACGCATCTACTGTTATGGGGTAATGCTTACGCGCAGATTATTCGAAACGGTAAAGGCGAGGTTTTAGGCTTATACCCTTTAATGCCTGATCGTATGAGAGTTGACCGGGATGAGAGTGGTCAAATTTTTTACGAGTATACGTTAAATGATAGTGATGTTTTAGCGGGTAAAGAAACGAGTGTGAAACTTAAACCTTTTGACGTGCTTCATATTCCCGGTCTTGGTTTTGACGGTCTTGTTGGCTATTCGCCTATTGCGATGGCAAAAAACGCTATCGGTATGGCGATAGCTACGGAAGAGTATGGTGCATCGTTTTTCGCTAACGGTGCTACACCAAGTGGAATCTTGGAATACCCCGGTACAGTGAAAGATCCTCAAAGTATGAGGGATAGTTGGAATAAGGGGTTCTCGGGTTCTAACTCGCATAAGATAGCGATTTTAGAGGAAGGCATGAAGTATACGCCTATTTCTATTTCGCCTAACGAAGCACAGTTTCTTGAAACTCGTAAGTTTCAGATTAACGAGATTGCTCGTATTTTTAGAGTCCCACCACACATGGTTGGTGATTTAGAAAAGTCGAGTTTTTCTAATATTGAGCAGCAGTCGTTGGAGTTTGTGAAATACACGCTGGATCCTTGGGTGGCGCGTTTTGAACAGTCTATTACGAGGCGGCTTTTTACTGATAAGGAGAAAGAAACTTATTATGTGAAGTTTAACGTGGATGGTCTTCTTCGAGGAGACTATCAGAGTCGTATGAATGGTTATGCTACCGCTCGTCAAAACGGTTGGATGAGCGCGAACGATATTAGACAGTTAGAAAACTTGGATAAGATTCCCGCCTGTGAGGGTGGTGACTTGTATTTGATTAACGGTAACATGCTCCCGCTTAACCGTGCTGGAGCGTTCACTGTAATTGGTAGAAATAAGTTAGGTGATTAAGATGAATTTGTGTCTTGATAATATTAATATAATATGTTATATTAATATTATTTTATTATAACTGTTTAGACAGTGGATGAATCATTTAGGCAACGAAGACATAACGAATTATCTTAACGTTAAGCGAAAAATAGAATTTAATCTCTATGGATACTTAGCTAAGATAATATCCTACACTATGAGAGTATACAACAAATTAATAATAGCAGAAAGGATGGAATAATTTATGTGACATTATAAAAAAAATCATAAAATGTACAAGAATAGTGATCATTCGAGATAAAATCTGATTAATCTCAATCTTAGTTAAAGATGTTGTTTTTAAGGAGGTGCTTACAAATGATTAGAAAAAGAAAGATGTTATCAGCAATAACCACTTATGTAATGGTTGTTGGAATGTTGTTTTTCACATCCAATTCTGTTGCTTATGCGTATACTTTATCTCAACCAAAATCGTTTTATGATAGTATTTCATGGACATGGTTTTATAGCGATAAGGCTACGCCAGCATATAATTGTCTAGGATTTGCAACTGGTAGTATGACGTACGAATGGCCTAGTGACTTTGGTGATGATGGTGCTACTAAAGCGCAATTGGATAATTATCTGGCAAAGAAAGGTTATAGACCTTATAAATATGATCCATTTATTCTAGTGTATGGTCATTCTCCTGATAAAATTGTTCATTTTGCAAAGGTTACTGGTCTTAAGTGGTGCCGTGCTAAATGGGGACAATTGGAGCTGTTTAACCATGGTAGTCATGATCCTTATTACCCTAATTCTGTTTATGGTTCTTTGCAACACAAATACACTGCGAATTAGAATTCTAGGAGGTGTAATACTATGTCTAAGAAAAAAATGTATATTTCGCTAGGAACTTTACTTTTATTGGTTCTATTTGTATTTACTGGAATTTTTATTATTGGAAATAATCCAGCATCAAAGAATAGTGGGAATATAGCTCATAAATTGATGCCAGTAAACGTAGCTTATGCTGAAACGTTAGATGATATAAAGGGATCCATGAATAAGTTGATGGTGGAATTAGAAACTGAGACGAAGACTAATCCACAAGTGGCTATGCAGGCACATCCAGGAAAGTTTATTAGGAATTCTAAAAACTATCAAAGAATATTGAAACTGGGACTGAAGGCAATTAAACCTCTTTACGATGCTATTTATGATAGTAGAGATGCTGGATGCTATGAATATATTCTAGCTATGGCTATTGAAGACATAACTGGCGAAAAGTTTGTTTACAATTCTGACTATGGTTGGAAAAATTCGTTAGAGTTTAGGATGGCTTCTGTCTTTATACACATC